GATGTTGATGATTTCGAATTTGAAGGAGATTTATTTGATGCTCTTAACAAACTTTTTGGTAGTTGGCGTTGGGTGTGTTATTCTACTGCTAGCTCTACTATTGATGTACCGAAATTCAGACTTGTATTCCCACTTGCATATGGTGTTGAACGAGATAGAATCAAAGCCTTCTGGTATGCGCTCCAAAGTGAGCTCGGAGAACTTGGAGATAAGCAGACTAAAGACTTGTCTCGCATGTATTACATCCCAGGCAACTATAATGGTGCTAATAATTTTATATTCAGTAATCGTAACGGCAATACTATTGACCCGAACGAATTAATTAGAAAACATCCAATGCCTGTAAAATCAACTGGTAATTCATTTCTTGATAGAATGCCAGAAGAAATGAGACAAGCGATTACATCTTATCGTAAATCTCAAATGGATAACACTAATGTCAATTGGACATCATATCACGATTGTCCCTTCTTTCCTAAAAAGCTTGCTAATGAGTATAGAACTATTAGTGGTACAGGCTGGTATCACAAAATGTATCAGATTATGGTAGCAACAGCAAGCAACGCCGTAACTAAAAAATATCCAATTACTGCAGCTGAAGTATCTCAACTATGTCGACAGTTTGATACTGACACAGGTAATTGGTATGAAAATCGTCCACTTGATAAGGAGGCAGATCGTGCAATCGAATACGTGTACAGAAATATTTAATATGGATATGAGCTTTAGCATTGATGATATACAAGACAAACATGAATGGAGTGAAAGGGCTATGAATGAAGCAAAACAAATTCATAGAAAACCTTCTACTGCTCGAGGTAGAACCCTTAATGAAATATATGAAGTAACCTTATACGGTCATGCTGCAGAACAATACCTGATTGAAACTGGATGGATGGATGATGAGCGTCCATACAAAGATCTGATAGATCCACAAGGTGATTTAATAGAAGTTAAGTGTACTGAACACCTTGGAAACGTTCCTTATGTATTAGCTAGATGTCAAGCAGCTAAACTTGAAACATGGCGTAAATACCCTGATATTGTCTATATTTTTATCAATAATAAGAAGTCTAAAGAGTATATTCATGAAGGAATATACCAGTGGAATGGAAAAAAATTTACAAAAAAATCATAAGCCTTTGTTTTTGTTGAATATAAAAATGCACTTTTTCCTTTACTTTTGATAAGAAATGGTGTATAATAGATCTATAAAATGGAAAAGGAAAAGAAAAATGAAAAACTTAAAATCACTAATCAAATCTTATAAAAACCAAGCTAAATCAGATTGGGCAATTGCCGAAGATATGGCTGATATGTACCTTGCAGATGCAAACGATGCAGAAGTTGTATATAACTTCATCACTGAAAGCAATGGTGCTAATATGCCAACTGCCGCTAAATATCTTAGCAGCCGTGATACAATCGTTCGTGAAGCCATCTGTGTAGCCATTGCTGAAGATAAAGGTAATGACTTCTTGGTAGAAAACTTTGGTTGGAGTATCGTATAATGAATTTAGCTTATTGTGATATGATTGCTTATGCAATTAAAGATAATATTGCCAAAGTTACTGATGGTAATATTACTTCAGGTGTTGTTGATTTTGATTTAGCTAAAGAAGGTTATATGCAATCAACTTCAAAGTTTCTTACTTTAACTGACTGGAATGGTAAGCAGTATAAAGTAACAGTTGAGGAGTGTAAATAATGAAAAATGTAATTGGAAGTGCTCTTATTTTTGTAGGTTTCTTTTTAGTAATTGGTGCAGCAGGTTCTGATTGTGACGGCGATTGTATGGAAAACGCTTTGTCACTTTCTGAATTATTAGTGTTTACTTCTGTTGGACTTTGTGGTATAATAGCTGGATCAGCAATGTGTTTAAGGAGTAATATATAATGTCAAAAACAGGTCAAGCCTTTTATGAAGGTCAGGTTTTCGCTGAAGAAAACTTTAATGAAAGTAGAAATGTATTTGTTGATAAAGCTGAAGTGCAGTTTGGTAAACATACGTTTCAATATAATTCTGCGCTATATGCTTTTGATGAAATTCAAAGCGATCTAAATAGCGTATGGGGTTCAAGTAATGAGCAATGAGCGCCAGTCTGTAAAAGTTTTGCAAGAATGTATTGCATTACAAATTAAAAAAGGCCAAGACTATCAGTCTGCTAAATCTAACGTAGTGCAAGCTATGCACTATCGTCGAGGTGTAGATACTATCTACGATATCATGCATGGTAAAATGATGCGTGCTGCTTCTTTACTTGAGTCTGGTCAAGAACCTAATCACGAATCTCTTGAAGATACGTTTATGGATCTTATTAATTATGCGTCTTTTGCTGTATCATATATGCGCGGTGAAATGGATGGACAGGATCCTAATAACGATATGTTTAATAGGCCAAAGAAATGAAGATAGGCCTTACAGCATCAACGTTTGATTTACTTCACGCTGGCCATATTGAAATGCTACGTGAAGCAAAGTCTAAATGTGATTATCTTATTTGCGCCTTGCAAATAGATCCAACCGCAGATCGTGACACTAAAAACACGCCTATCCAATCAATTGTAGAAAGACACACACAGCTAGCTGCAGTAAGATATGTAGATGAAATCATACCTTATTACTACGAAGCTGACTTAGAAGATATTCTACAAATGAAAACTATCCATGTAAGAATTCTTGGTGAAGAATACCGAGATAAAGATTTTACAGGTAGAGATATTTGTAAACATCGAGATATTGAATTGTATTTTAATAAGCGTGACCACAGATTTTCAACTAGTGGTCTAAGAAGGAGAGTAAGTAATGCAAAGCGTAAGTGATATTCGTGAGTTTTTTATAGACGCACTTAAAGGTGAAAGGTTTACTGTAGATCGAACCGGTCAAAAAACTATTGAAATGCTTGGCGCTTGCTTTGTTGCAGATGAGCCTGCTATTTTCGGCACGCCTAATCAAGACTATATTGATGCAGAAATCGATTGGTACATTGGTTGCTCAACAAACATTAATGACATTCCTTATGGTGATGAGCCACCTAAAGCATGGCAGTACGCAGCAAACTCGCATGGTGAAATTAATAGTAACTATGGTCAACTAATTTTTAGTGACACATATTATCGTCAATTCGATAATGCTCTAAATGAATTGCTATATAATATGGATAGCCGTCGTGCTTCTATGATTTATAATCGCCCTTCAATTTGGTCAGAGTTTAATGCACATGATAAAAATGATTTTATATGTACTAATGCTGTCACTTATTATTTACGCGATGGCTCAATCCACGCTGTGGTCCAAATGCGCTCAAACGATGTTGTGTTCGGATACAAGAATGACTATGCTTGGCAGCAGTATGTTTTAGAAGAATTAACTCGAGCATACAACTATGAATACATGATGAGTGCTGCTGACGCAGACTATCGTAAAGATATGAAAGTTGGTAGTATAACATGGCAAGTACAAAACTTGCATGTTTATGAAAAACATTTTGAATTGGTAAAGTCATGATTGCAGGAAAAGTTTGGGGTCAAACAGAATTAGTTGAAGCAAACGGTGCATGTGAGTTCCATCGAATTGAATATAAAGCAGGAATGCAATGTTCAGAACATAAGCATGAATTTAAGTGGAATGGCTTTTATGTAGAGTCAGGCACTATGCTGATTAGAGTATGGCAAGCAGATCAAGGATTAGTTGATGAAACTATTTTGTATCCTGGCGATTTTACAAAAGTAAAGCCTGGTCTCTATCACCAATTTGTTGGAATTGAAGACGGCGTTGCTTTTGAATTGTATTGGGCTGAATTCAATCACAATGATATTAAACGTAAAACATCAGGTGGTAAATCGTAATGTATGATAAGTGGGATAAACGTTATCTTGAATTGGCTAAGCATATTGCTTCATGGTCTAAAGATCCTTCAAGAAAAATTGGTGCAGTAGCTGTTGGTCATAACGGTGAAGTTTTATCTCAAGGATATAACGGCTTTCCACGAGACATTGAAGATTTTCCTGAAAGATATAATGATAGACCAACAAAGTACAAATATGTAGTTCATGCAGAAATGAATGTCATATATAATTCATCATGGAATGGTGTATCTCTTGCTGGTTCAACACTATACGTATATGGTTTACCTGTTTGTAGCGATTGTGCTAAGGGTATTATCCAAGTAGGCATTGAACGAGTAGTAATGGTTGATCAGGTTATTCCAGATGATTGGAAAAACTCTGCAAGCTTAACATTTGAAATGTTTGACGAAGCAGGTATAGTATATGAATTTGTTGATTTGGATGACGGACCATCTAACGATAACGTTGTTAAGCTTAAACCGAAAAAAGATTAATTTTTTGGTGTACAAACCCTCATATATATGATATAATAACTATTATAATAAAGACAGGTGAAAAGTATGAAAGTTGTACATATTTTAGGCCGCGGCATTGAAGGCTGCGGCGTAACTCGATTTACACTCGAACTAAAAGACTGGGCACTAAAACAGGGGTGGGATTATACAGTCTATGCACCTAGTGATAAAAAGTGGACACGTGCCGCATCTCATTATTTAGATGAAAATATTAAACAGTGGAAGTGGGGTAATAAACCTGCTCGTGGTGATACGATCTGCGGCACTGAATTAATTGTTGAAGATTGCAATAATGCTGATGTAGTACTTATTGGTTCACTACCTTCTAAAGGTCACCCTGATGATTGTATTGAAAACTTTGGTAAGTTGATTAATGGAATCACGACTAAAAAAGTTATGATTCAACACGATCACAAAATGATGTCAATCAAGCGTAATGCTTTACTTGATGACGTTATCAAATCTGCAAACGTTATTCTATCATATTCCACTAAAAGTCCTTTTATGGATTACTGTAGAAATCTTGGTGCTAAAGCTAGTTCATATAGCTTTTGTAATGGTGTTAATGTAGAAAGCATTCGTAAACAATATTGGAAACCTATTGAAGATCAAGATCCTAATCACTTGAAATGGATTGGCAGGTCTGCATACTGGAAAGGTTTCGATGTTATGTTCGACTTGCAGAAAAGTTTGCCTGATCCTTTGTATACATTAGAAGGAATGGAAAAATCAATTCAGTTTGTTGATATCCGCGAAAAATTTGAATTCCACGAAATGGCAGAAGACTTTGATGTTCAAACATCACCCGGTGGAAAAGCTTATGTTTTCGGTGCATTCAAACATGCTGAAATGCTAGAACGTATGTCACGCTGTGGCTTTGGTTTTCAGTTGACAACTCTTCAACCTGAATACATTCAAAACTTTATTGAATTTACTCACTTAGAAATTGCTGCTGTTGGTGTAGTTCCAATTTTTAGAAAAGCTTTTGGTGATCATTGTACACACTTGCAAAC